TACTCCGTCATCAGAAACAAAACCTGCTCCAAATATTCCTGAAGCGTCACCTACCCAAATACCATTTTCTATTTGAGCAGAAGCTTGACCTGCAACAACTTCTAATAAGAAGTCAGAAAAGCTATTAGGTAAATCTCCGTTTTGAGTCATATTTTTTCCAACCCAAGTTGGGAATAAAGTTTTTCGGCATACCTCACGATTTACTTTTAGATCAGTAACAGTTAATACTCTTTCTCCTAATGTAGTAGTCCCTGCGTCAGAAAAGCCACAAGCAGCTCCAACAATAGGATCAGTAGTTACTAAACTACTAATAACCGCTTTACTTGTTAAACCGTCCATTGTTCTTACATAGCCCTTAGCTACTGTGTCATTTGACTTAACCGCAGCAGTTACATAAGGCAGTGCTTGTTCACCTGCGTAAGTAGTTGCAGGGTTAACAGTAACATCAAAATGGTACTGTTTGTTTAATTCATTTAATTTCGCCATTTTTTTAAAATTTTAATTATTTATTATTAATGTAATATGCTGCTCTTTCACTTGCAGACATTGTAGCTAAATCAACTTTTTCTACTGA